TATAAGAATAACTTTCACTTTGAATCTATTCTAAATAATGTTTTTTACAAAAGATATTCTTTAGAATAAAGGATATAAATGAAAATACTTATTAACTCAGATCATCATTTTCTTCATAATAATATAATTAAATATGTTAACTCAAGACGTATCTTTAAAGATATAAATTCATATAGTGATGAATACATCAAATTTCATAATTCTGTTATTTCTAATGAAGATTATTGGATTTGCTTAGGTGATTTTTGTGTATGTTCCGAAGATGATTATAATTTCAATGAAAAATTCAATTATCTTAAAAATCTTATGGATAATCTAAACGGTAATAAGATATTAATAAAAGGTAATCATGATATTTTATCTAATGAAACGTATAAGAAATTAGGATTTTTGAATATTTTCGAAGATATTGTATTTATACAAAATTTCGGATTTTGTCACTATCCTTTGTATAAGAAAAAAGAAATAAAACATTCACAATTAGAAAAAGATCTAACTCAAAGAATGAATAATTATATTATAAACAATAATATAAAAGATTTTGTTTTATTTCACGGACACGTTCATAACAGAGAAACTCTTAATACTGAAAATCCAGATATTAAGAGAGTCAATGTTTGCGTTGATTATTTAAAAGACACTTCTGATTTAAACTTTGTAAATTATAAAGATTTCAATAGTTTTTGTCTGACATATTAGCTTCTAAGTCAATATATTCTATATTACTTTCTATTACTGTTTTTGTATTATCTAATGTAAAACTATAGAATTCCTTTGTTTCTTTATCATAAAAATATGCACCTAATGTTTTTTTAAGATCTACATCTGTTAAGGTGTTTTTACCATTTAATCTTTGAATAAATGACGGATTCTCTTCATTTAATAATTTTACTTCTAATACTCTATATCCAGAATAACAATTCTCTGGATATGTAACATTAAATGTATTTTCTCCTTTTAAAGAATTTGCTACTTTTCCTTTAAATTCTTCTTCATATATTCTAACATAATTAGAAGTGTTATTAAAAAAATATACTGAATTTAATAGAACAGTTGAAGGTCCATTATTTAAAAATGCCATTGATTTAATAGTAGGAATTATTCTATTATTATACCCTTTACTTCTTAAAAAACGAGCAGGAATAACTATAAAATTAACAACCTGATTTCCTCTATAATAAAATTGGGAGAAAAATCCTTCACTATCATCTGTTCTTTTAAAACTTTCACTAAAGATAAAATTTGAAGCTTCTTCTAAATGTTCTTTGTCACTTTTATCAAAAACTCTTTTTATAACAACCATATCAGTATCAGTGAAATAAAAAATTTTTCTATATAAATCATTATTTATAGTATCCATATAATCTGACGAGTATACGATATTTTTGGATTCCGTTGTATTATAAAAACTACTTCGCATTGAAGACATAGAAGTACTTGAAACATCGAATGTTTCACCCACTGATATGTTATCCCAAAAATTATTTTTATCTCTAGGCCAGAAATCATAGATAATATCTTTGTTTTTTAATAAACCAATATATTTGTCTTTATTTGGCTTAGGAGTGGAAACCAAAAGATATCTTGTTTTTTGATCTTCTGTATATTCTTTTACTTCTGTTGGCGCCCCTCTAGGAGTAAAATTATCACTTAATCTATCAGATTCTGTCATAGTGAAATCATTAATACTTAAAGTCGGATTTGAGAAATCTTTCATAATAACTTTATACAATATTTGTAAATTACTAGAAGAAGTAACATTTGTAGTTACTTTAGGTTTAGCTATAATATTAGAAATACTACCTTTTCTTCGCGGTTTATTAACATATATTTTCTTAGAACCATCTTTCATAGTTAAAACAAAATTAACGGAGGAAAAAGGCATTAATTTAGAGTTATCTACTTCAATATATTTAAAAGTATTATTAGGATATTCTTTCCATATTGTTCCAATAGGAAAATATTCATTTATAACTGAATTATTGTCTCCAAAATCTATAAAACATTTATCTAATGAATTATTATCTGCCCTAGTGCAATATATTTCTAATTTCTTTAAATCACGAATAAAAAAATCTACTTGAAAAATTTGATAAAATCTCGGAAATGATCCATTGTAATCTTTTCCTCTAAAGCTTATAAAAGTCTTCATTTCACCGGTATTTGTTATTCTATAAATTTCTCTAAAGAAACATAATACTTTTGAGTAAAACTTTTGAGTGAAAAATAAAGGATAATTCATAATATATCCTTAATTAGCTTTTGAAATATAAAGTTTCGAACCGTCATAAAAATACGAAAATACATTTACTTTTTTCTCTATTTCAGAAGAGTTCATTGTAATACTACCAGACGGTTTTCCAAGTGTTTTCATAATTCCAGAAGTATTATCTATAATTAATACTCCAGAAACTGTTTGAACTTCATTTTCTTTTAGTAATTCAGATCCATTATCTATAGGTGATTTTGTTATGGTTAATTCGAAAACAGCTGCTGTAGGAGTTATTTTGAAATTTTGAATTCCATCCCATCCTTTATTTTCACCTACTTTAATATTAAGACTATTTCCTGTAATACTTTTTATTGTTGTTCCGGATCTTATAAATGTAATATTCTTTTGATATTCTTTAAATTTTTCATCTATTATTTTTTTAATCTTTGTTTCATCTATTGAAGGAATTTCAGTTGTCGGTTGAATCCAGATAACATCTTTATCTTGTGGCTCCATTGCAGAAACAACAAATACTTTACTTTTTCCCATATTTTGTAATATGTAGTTAATAACTGAAGTATTATTTTTAATTTCATCTTCAAGGGATTCTAAATCATCTTCTAGATTTTTAATTTTTTGAATATCTAAGTATTTCTTAAGATCATTTAATGATTTTTCAAGTTTTGTTAATGTAACATAATCTTGAAGTTTTTCATCTATTTTTGGAATTCCGAATGAATCAAAATTTATTTTCCATTTATCTTCTTGGTTTGCTAACGAAAGATATTCATTAAATTTAAGATTAGTACTTTGAATTTTATCATTGATTTCTTTTATTAAATCATCATATTTTTTGAAAGATCCAGATTCTATCGCTTCTTTTAATTGTTTAACAGAATTTTGAATTGCTACAATATCTAAATTTGAAATTTCATTTGTTAAAGAATTGAATTTTTGAATTAAATCTGTTTGAATTTCATGATCTTTTTTCTTTAATTCTGTTATTTCATTATTAATATTAGTAGTTGAGTTGTTGAATTTTGTATCTATAGTACTTTTATTTTCATCTACCTTATTAGATAATTCTGTTATTTTATTATTAATAGGACTATAATCAATATTATTAATTTTTGAATTTATTAAAGAATCAGTTTCTTGTTTTGTATAATACAAATCTAACTTATTTGTTAAAGAAGTTAAAGTATTTTTCAAAGAATTTAAAATAACTTCAAATTCAGTTTTTGTAAGAAAATATGAAACATCGTGACCATCTAAATTTAATGAATTTTGAACAGTATTTTCATTATTAACCCAGTCTACTTTTCTATTTAATGCATCTCTTAATCCTGAAATATTATCAATTGTTAATGATTCTATTAAAGATCTATTGTTTTCTATAAATTGAACTATTTCTTTAAGTGTATCTAAGTTAATATTATCACTCTCAAGAGTTTTCTTTATTTCATTAATTTTTTCATTAAGAATTTTACCTTGTTCTGCTGATAATATTGATTTTTTAGAAGTATCTGGATCATTTCCATTTAGATCATTTATTATAGATAAAGAATTAATGAAATTTTGAAGAGTAGAAATATTATTATTTAAATCACTAGGATCAAATAAAGTATCTTGAGTTTCTATTTCTTCAATACTTCCATCCGCACGTGTTAAGGTAATCTTACGTCCCTGAACTCTAAGTGCACGATCTTTATGTAGTAATTGTTTATTATTTTCTAAAGAATCAAGTTTATTCTTATATACAGAACTAAAATTGAATTCAGAAAGTTCACCATCTTTTATTTCATAAGTAGTATCAGTGAATTTAGCATTTGGAGGGATTGCAGATTTATCTAGTTTTAGATCTAATGCACTTTGTGTTAAAGTTGAAATAGGTTTATCAATATCTGCAGTATTATCAACATTTCCAAGTCCTACTTGAACTTTTGAAACTTCATGTGGATTTGATTTATCATTAATATGAGCATCTATATATTCTTTTTGTTTTTTAGATAGAATTTTATCAATATCTGCAGTATTATCAACCTGATCTAATTTTACGTCAAATTTATCAAGTTCAACATCACCAACTTTATTTGCTACACTTCTAACAATACCTTCATGTTTTCTCCATAAGATATTTCCATCATCATCAAGTGCACCATATTCATTGGTATCTACCGCAAATACTACTTCACCAACTATAGGTTTATTATCTATTTTTTCAAAAAAACTTTTTGTATTTCTTCTTTGGATAATTCCAGTACTTGCCATTTTTGAAACTCTTTCAGATTTTTTATTATTTATCTTTTGAAAATTTATTTTAAAATAAATTTGAAAAAATTTCAATAACTTAAATAGAAGATATTTTAAAATTCTTAGATTCTTTTTCAATTCCATCACACCTATCAAAATATTTACACTTCTTACACTCATCGAATTTAAGATATCTTGAAATTCTTTGATCTAAGATAGTTTTATAGAAATTGTCAACTGAGTCTTCTTTATAAGAATACCAACAAATGTTCCAATCTCCTTTATCAAAAATGTGATCATAATACGTTTTAACGTATTTTTCATACCCTTTCATATAACATAATGGAAAATATCTAACATTTACTTCAATTTTATCTTGTATACTTCGGGTGTAATCTATAAATTTTTTAAATTCACAAGAAATTGATTCATAATCAAACTCTTCAGAATTATTTCTGTTTTGGTCAAAGTAATTTAAAGGGAGAAAATTTATTTGTGAAATTTTATCTAAATTTAGTGATTTTAATGTTTCTAAGAATTCTGAATTGATTTCTTTATAGTTAATAGAAGTAATAGTACTATTAATCCGAACTTTCATATCTAATGAAATAGCATTTTTTATGGCTTTTATGATTTTTTCAAACGCATTTTCAGTTTGAACTATCAAATCATGAGTATTCTTAGTTCCGTGTAATGAAAATAGTATTTCAGATAATCCAAGATCTTTTAATTCTTTTAATCTATTAATATTAGTAAATCCATATCCATTACTTAAACAAGATACTTTATTGTTAATATCAAGTGATTTAATATATTTGATATATTCTGGTAGATTTTTGTCTATAGACGGTTCTCCACCAGAAATATCAAAATCTCTACAACCTAATTCATATAACTTTTTAATTCTTTTAAAGATTATATCAGATGAAGTCTTTTCGTTTAATTTATGTTTATAATAACAAAAGTAACAATTATAATTACAAAATGTTCCTATATCTACTTTTGCTCTTTGACATCTATTTTCATAATTTTCTTTAATCTTAGGTAAAAGTTTTAAAGTACTTATTTGTTGAAGAGATTTTGAATTATCCATTAAAATCTTCCAAAAACATTATCTTCTTTAAAATGAAATTCTTCTGCTTTTTCTGATTGTTTGTCTTTAATTTCAATCAATTCATCAAAGTATTTTTCTAATGTATCAAATGGTGAATTTATATCTAATTGTTCTTTTTCTTCAATTGGCTCTGAATCAAATTTGTCATTAAATTTATCTATTTCATTGACATCATCGTGAACATAAGATTTACACATCAATTTCATTACGTTCTTTTGTTTATTGAATATAAACATATTATTTAAACCAGGCGGGTCTAAGTCAAAGTTAGTGATTTCTAATATTTTTCCTCCAGGAAGAACAATTAGAGAAGAAAGAAGTTTATGTAACATTTTAAGTGTAATATCAATTTCATTTTTAGAATTCTGAGATTCTTGGATCTTCTCTAACATTGTTATCTTAGAAACAAATATATCCATTGTTTGACCCATAGGCATTCCGAACTGTGTTTCTAATCTTTCATATTCATTAAAGTCATCACTATTTTCCGGTAATCCATAAACTTCAAACATTTTAGCAGAATCTAATTTAATATGAGAATGATCACCGAAAGTATCTTCTTTATTTATTCTGTCTGCTAATAAGATTTTTAATGGAACTCCATAAATTCTTATTACTTCTTCTGTTAAACTTCCAGTTAAATCATATTCATTATTTCTTTGATTTAAGTTCATATCTTTTCTTTTTAACTATTTATCCTAAATATCAATAAATTGGATTAATTCCATAATACAAGCACAAAGATTTAAGTTTTTATCACGGACTTTTGAAGACATATCTTGATATTTTGCTAAAGTTATAATTGCTTGTGGTTTCGCTTGTGGTTTGAATATATTCAAATGTTTAAATGAATATGTATAAAAACTATCTGGATTTGGTAAATTATACAAAGTTTCAATTATTTTTTCGAATGATTTAGATTTAATACTACTAAGTAATGTATTAAAATCACTACTTAATTCAATATCTTTAATAATCAATTCATTATTAACTACACATCTTTGAAGAAATGCTACCATACTTCTCAAAGAAGGTAAATTTTGTTTTATAACATTAACTACATCACTTTGATTATATGTAACATTTTCGTTTTTTAGAATATATTCTAAACGTTCAAATATTTTCTTAATCATTTCCGGAGTATTTTTTGTTATAATATCATCTAGATTGTATATTTCACATCTATTGATAATAGGTTCAATGATTTTGTTGAGGTAATTGCACGTAAGAATAAATCTACAATTACTTGAAAACTCCTCGAATATTGCCCGAATTCCCGCTTGTGCGGAATCAGATAATCCGTCCACTTCATCTAGTACCACAATTTTACACTTATCATTAAATGCAATACTACTCGCAAATTGTCTGATTTTTCCTCTAAGAGTATCTATACCATTATCCAGTGAAGCATTTATAAAAAGACACTCAAATTGTCCTTCTTTGATAATTGCATTTGAAATTGAAGTTTTTCCGGTGCCCGGAGTTTCAGAAGTTAAAAGAATATTTCTAGGATTTTTGATGTATTCTTTAAAAGAATTAATATAGTGATCCGGTAAAACAAGATCTTCTATTCTTTGTGGTCTATATTTCTCCATCCAGATTATTTCTTTATCATTAGTAATCACTTTTTCTCCTTTGTAAATTTAATTTAGTGTATTATAACATATTTTCTTTAATTTTCTTTTTAAAGAAGAATTAAGAAAATTTGTTCGAAGAAGTTATTTTGATTCTCAAAGTGAAAGTTATTCTTATATATAAGAAACTACTTTCAAAAGTCAATTTCATTTTGATTTTCTCGTAGACTACGAGTTTCAAAATGATTTCTTAGAAAAATAAATGTTTTAGAATAATAGAGAAGTCTCTGTAAAAGAGACTTTCTTTAGAAGAAAAGAAGGTTTTAGAATTAGAAGATTAAATTCCAGGTTATACGAAATGCTACGGTTTGATCTTTTACTTTACCTTTGAATACTCTTGTGGCTATAAGATTATCATCTGAATATAGTCCGGCTTCAGTGTAAATTACACCATTTCCGTTTCCATTGAAAGCATCAGCGCTTATATTGAAAATGTATGAAATACAAGGTTCAGAAATATCAAGTCCTGTAAGTTGAATATCAACAGTACTATGATCATTAGTTCCGTCTCTTACGTCTGAAGCAGAAGTAATTGCCATATTTCCACTTGGTGTAAATGTTATTTCATTCCAAGTATCACCTTTTTTATCTGGATCTCTTAAACAAAATAAATCAGTTTTAGTATGGTCGAATCCTTCTTTTTCTGTTTTAGGAGTTAAAATATCATTTCCTATGTGACCTTGAGTTCCAAGAACTAATTTATTAATTACATTTTGAGTACTTATTCCACTTATCAATTTTGCAAATACCACGCGAGCCGTATCTACAACTATATTGTGATTTTCAAAACAATCAATAACATTTCCATTTTTGTCTATAGACTCAATTTTGAAATATCCTTTGATTTTTTGAAAATTTTCAAAAAATCCTTTTAATTCTGTTTTTTTCATTATATACCTTTTTAAGATTTCTCTAAATCAATACCGTGTTTTACTAGAGTTAATTCTATATTTCTTGTTGAAGCTTCAATTTTTGCTAAATTGCCTTCCATTTGTTTTACTCTTTCAATAACTACATCATTTTGAGTTTGTAAAAGACCCTTTAACATATCCATAGTTTCTTTAGAAGTAGCATTAATACCATTTATATATGTTGAAAGATTTTCAATTTTTTTATCATTTTTCACTTTGTAAAATAAAATAGAAGATACTATAGCAAATGCTAAAAATATAATACCACTAGCATCCAATGTTTGAAAATTCTTCGCAGCTTCAACAGTAGGACCCAATGCATCTAAAACTGGTATCGAAATTTGACTTGTTTGACCTTCCATTAATCTTACCTATTCAAAATAGATTTTATAATCTTATCATTTTCTTTATAATTTTTTTCAATTTTTAAATATTCAAATTTACAAGACTTGTAACTTTTTAATAAATTTTCATATGAATTAATCAATTCCTGATTATTTGTTATTTTTGGTTTCTTTAAAGAAAATGATTTCTTTGGTATATTCTCAAAATATTTATAATTCATTAATTTATTTTCTAATTCTTTATTTTTGAGCTCTTGTGAAAGAATCATCTTTTTCAACTGTTTGTTTTGAAGGTCTTGATGAGTTTGAATTTGTTGAGTATTCTGATTGTTCGTCGTCGAAGTTATCATCCCACAGCCGGTTAAAGACAGCAAAATTAGTAGATTTATTATTATCGAAATTAATCCCAGAATATTTATAATAAGTATCTTTAGGTTGAATCTCATATATCAGTTCCCTTTTTTTCAAATTATCAAGTACTTCTTCTTTATTTGATATATTTATCTCTTTTATGTTTTCAAACGTTTTCAGCTCTTTTTTATCTAAAATTGGTTTAAGTTTTTCTCTAAGAGCATCAATACTTCTAACATTTGTGTTAGAAATATGAACAATCTGAAGAATTTTATTTTGAAGTTGGATTATATTTTCATTAAGTTCTTTAATAACATTGTCTTTTTCAATTAAATCATTCATTAGCATATCATTTTTAATACTTAAATTATATTGATAATAAGATAAAAATAAAAATACACCACAAAGAAGTATAAGAAGTTTGATTTCTGTTTTCATTTTATCCTAACATTTTTAGAGTATTTTTTCTATATTCCATAACTTCCCTATGTAATTGCTGGAATGAATTATCAATATTGATAATATCTTTTTCTAAATCATCTAATTTTTTATCAGTATCTGGTTTTAGAATAAGTGATAAAGAAAATCCCAGAAACAAAATTATAAATCCAACTTCCATCATAATGAAACTCCTTAAAAATCATTAATTATTTTTAATTTAATATCAGATAGATTTTGTTTTTTCATAAGTTCTTCAAATTCTTGAACTGCTTGTTTTGAATTTCCAACAAAATCATCTGAATACGTCTTACCAAGTAAAATACAACCTAAAGTATGATCTTCTGTATTCCCAGAATGTATCATGATATATCTTTCTTTAGGAACTATATCGTTATATACGTGAATTTTTGGACCTTTTGAAGGAGACACTCTCCAATATATATTATAAATACCTTGGGGTATTCTATAGTCTTTGTTACTTTCAATACCCTCTTTTAAATTTTCTAATGTATAACATTTAAAACTTCCAAAAGTCAATTCACCTATTGTTGAATTTTTACCTATTTTAAAACGTCTTAATATCATTTCCATTTCAAAATTCCTAATATATTATATTAATATATTTATCTTTTTTAATGAAAAGATTCTAAATACACACATTAATTTACCAATTACAGTTTTCAACTGTTAATTCTTTCTTTTCACCTATTGTATTAATATAATCTCTTAGGTCTTGTATAACGTCATAAAGTTCATAGTATTTTAAATATGTTTCAACTTTTTCGAAGTTTAATTCTTTTTTTGCTTTTAAGAATTGTGTTAAAATACTACTTTCAATATTAGAAGGAATTTCTGAATCCAGAACTAATTTCTTATTTCTTTCATAATTAAGTCTATAAATAGGATTTGAATCTAAATAATTATCTAAAGATCCAAATTTTTTAATCATTTTATCAACAGTACTTTTTCCAAATCTCAAAGTTTCAAATACTTCAGAATTAGGATATTCTTTAAAGAATAATTCTTTTATCTTATTTTGTGTAACATAATCTAAGTTATAGAATTCTAATTCTGATTTTTTATAAAATTCTTTAAATTCTTTTGTAAATTCTGAAAAATCAACAATTCTTGGAACATTATCACTCTTATCCCCTATCAAAGGATGGTAAAATTCCATGTGACGCTCATCATCTATTACAAACTTATTAGTAATACTACTATATTGTTTAATATCTCCAAATTTATGAAGTTGTTTGAAGTCTTTATCTGGTGAAAGTATTAAAATAGGTTCAAAATTACAATATTTTCTTGTTAAAAAACATATAATATCATCTGCTTCTGCCTTTTCAGTATTGATAACTTTGAAGTTCATATATTCACTTAATATTGTTTCAAATAGTGCTATATGTTTTGATACTTCTTTCCAATTTATCTCTGATTTTGCTCTTTTTTCGGTTCTTTGACCTTTATATTCCGGATAAAGATCATTTCTCCAATATTTGTGTGAATGATCATCACAACAAACAATGAAATCTTTATATTTCTTATAATATTGTTTATGGAATTCAAGAATCTCAGAAAAAACTCTACCGATCACAACTCCTATAAATTCTTCAGTTATAAATTTGCCATCTTTTTTATGAGGTTTAATATTTGAAGTTGCTGTAAATGTTGCTCTGTGAAATCCACTTGAAAAATCGTATAATATCATTTTTTATCCAATTTTAGGAGAGAAAACTCTCTCCCTTTTATTTTGTTAAATTAGCAATCAGAGCATCAAGGTCATTTGCTTGTGGTTGAGGAGCACTTTGAACTTGTGGTTGAACCGGAGTAACAGGAGTTACTGGAGTAACAGGTGTTGGGGTTACATCAAATGGAACAGTAGGAGCACTTTGAACTTGTGGTTGAACAGGGGTTACTGGTGTTGAAGCAACTGCTGAGACAGATGGTACTTTTACTTCTTCAACATCCGGCATAATTGGCTGTGAAACAGCATCATTTGCATCGAATTTGTTAAGAAGTGCAACTAATTCATCATAAGATTTATAAGCTTCTGGTTTATCCCATTCAGATAATTTATAACAATTAGTTACAATATCTCTAACAGCATCTTCTGTTGAATTATAGATTGCTGTAAGATTATCATCGATAATTGAAGTATCATAATTTATGATATTATTTGTGCCTTTTGTTGCTCTAAGAATAAAGTTATATCCCTGAAGTGGGTTAAAAAGGTTTTTTGGTTTAATACCAATTTTTTGATCATCTGGTGAAGGACTCATATATTTTTGAATTTTCTCTGTAAGAGATTTACTCATATCAAGTAAGAATATCTTTCCATTATTTTCTGGATTTTTCGGATCATTTATTACTTTAATGTTAGTAATATATCTTACTTTACGTCCATAACATTTTGCTTCTTCTTGTTTACCTTCATTCCAAAGTTTAGAGAATTTCTCTTGAAATGGATCTGGTTGATTAATTGAAACTGGACTCCACTCATTAATAAATTGTTTTCCACGTTTTGCAGCGATTTTATACAATTTCTTAATCATACCTTGCTTACCATCTGGTTGAACTTCACCATCTGGCAGAAATCTAATTACAGCCATTCCGTTACCGTTTTTATCTTTGTCTAATTTATAAAAACGACTATCTTCTGCATATCCACTTCCAATATTATCTTGGATTATCTCTCCACCTGACATTGTATCTATATCAAAACTAAAACTATTTAAATCCATTGTAAATTCCTTTATATTCTTTATATTTTTAAAACTAATTTAAACCTTTAAATATTTTTAAACATCTTTAAATTTTTAAATAAACTAAAACTCTTTAACCACTTATATTTAAATATAAGTTATTTTATTTATTGAAGTAATGCTATAATTATTTTAAATTCATCTCCTTGTAGTAAAATACGATACGCATCTTTATCTGCGTTATATTTAATTTTAACATTATAATCTTTAACCGGAATTCTTGCAAAGTTTTCTGTTGAGATTTTAAGATTAAAATCTTTCTCAGAACATCTTGGATAATTCACTTTAAAAGTATTTGTATTATTTTCAAATCTACCTGAACTACTCAAAAACATATCTATATTTGAGTCTTGAGATTTTAATGTTATTGAATTAACATTAGTAATTCCAAAAATACTTGCAGCTTTTAAAAG